TGGTACTATGGACTTTGGAAACTTTCGTATGGCAGTAAGAAAAGTACAACATACAATCGGACAAAATGCACTCAAATGACCGAAGGTGGGATGCCTGTTCCCACTTTGCAAATGAACAAGTGACACTTTGATTAGTGGCACACTAGGGCATCTGGAGCGATCTGAATGCCCTATAATACTTTCATACACAAGGGAACACCCCATGAGCACCACGACCTTCGCTGATTACGCTGCTGCTTCTGAGGCACGTAAGGACATTGCTGCTGCTGTTCTGTCGCATACCTATGCTCTCTGTGAGGCATTGCGCCAGAACTTCATTGATTATTCTATTCGTAGTCATCAGAAGTTTGTTGATGATGCCGATACTCATGAGTATCATCAGAAACAAATTGATAAACTGAAGCAAGGCACTTGTGATTATGATTATGATTTCTACCCTGAAACGGGTCGCAAGTATCATAAGATCATTATGAATGCGAATGGTAGCAGAAGCGTTCATTGCTTTATCGACAAGAAAACAGGACAAATTTACAAAAGCGCCAGTTGGAAAGCACCTGCCAAAGGTGTTCGGTATGATCTTCGCATTATTGAGCAACGTGAATGGTTGTTTGAGAATGCCGATTGGTCTGGTGGATACTTGTACGCAAAATGAATATGACATCAACTGATAAACTTATCTTTGTTTCTTCGTTCATTTGGTTTTTGCACTGGGGTCAATGTCTGTTCTTAAAATTAGCGGATACGGTTATCACAAGCGCACCTGTGAGGATGTTGCCTCTTGGTTTCTGAATAAGTTCTTTCCACGACATAAAATCTATGTGGAGATTGTACATCGTGGATTGAGGCGTGAGGGTGTTCATGGATGGTGCGATGTACTGGAAGGAACCTATCGCCCCAGAGAGTTCATTATTGAACTGAATACCCATATGCATGAAGAGTTGTATATAAAAACTCTTTTGCACGAACTGACGCACTTGCGGCAGTGGGTGGTGGGTTCTCTCCGCCAGAAACGTGGAAAAATGTATTATGGTAAAGAATGCGTTGAAGATATTGAGTATTGGTTTCAACCACATGAAATAGAGGCACGGGAGCAAGAAGAAACACTATATCTGGAGTACCTGCTGGAAACACGGGGTGTGCCAGTCCCACAAGTGGTACATTTCTTTCCCAACCGCCTGCTGCAGGCAGTATAATTACAAGGTAATCAACAAACGCTCATGATCACACGCCAGTAAATGATTGCAAACATCGAAAAAATGGTTGAAGCAAACAAATTGTATCATTCCATGGATAATGAGGATCAACAAGAACTTCTTGAAAATTTCTACTCTGAAGATTGTCACGGTAATATTTCTTGGGATGATTATGTGTTTTCAAATTGCTTTCTGAACGAACTCACCGAAGGTAACAACTGATCATGATTACCGACACCACTCAAGACAAGCAGATTCGCCGCTCTATTCTGAAAGCAGTTGAATCCATGGATCTGCGCCTGCTGCAACGTATTGCTTATGAGGTACGTTGCGAAGAAATGGGTATTTACCCTGATGGTTGGAAACTTTACCCCGAAAACTGATCATGCAACTCTCTGCTCAATCTGTCTCCAAGATCGCTGATGCACTCAAACCAGCAGTGTTTGAGTACATCTATGCTGATGAAGGATTTGTTGAATATATGCAAACTGCTGTAGTTGATGCAATTCGAACCACAATGGGTGATATGGACGAAGATTTACTTTTTGAACTAGGTATGTTAATCTTTGATAGGATCGAACTGAAATAATGATTGAAGCACTGATTGCTGGACTTACCTGTGGTATTGCTACATACTACGGAGTAGGAGACGGATTTCATGGTCAAACAACTGCTAACGGTGAGCGGTTTGATGCTTATCATTGGACTGCAGCTCACCCTTATCTACCTATGGGCAGCAAAATTAGGGTAACGAACCAAAACAACGGAAAACAAGTAATTGTTCGTGTGAATGATCGTGGTCCATATTCTCATGCTGATTTGGATCTGTCTTATGCTGCCTTTGCTCATATTTCTTCTCCACGCAAGGGCAATGCTGTTGTTTGTTGGAGAGTCGTCGGGTGAACAAAGATAAACTCTATCTTACACTCACTCTTGTTGTATTTTTTCTACTTGACATTGCAATCATAATTGGTATATTATTACACGGTAAAGCAAACTTCGCTGAACTCATCAAACATTTGCACTCATGAAACAACTTTTCCTTGTTGCCGCAGTTCTTTTTGCAACTCCTACCGTTGCACAAACTGCACCACCAAAACCTAAAGTCTATCGCTCCTTTGCATATGAAACTCCTTGTGTATTGGAGGCAGGACTTCAAACCTATCCTGACATTTGTAAAGTTGTCGAAACCCGTGAAACTGGCGGTGCTCTTCGCACTCGAAACATTTTCTCCAACAAACATGGTTTGACGATCAAGGGACGATTTGACAAAGAAAAAGGTTATATGACATGGGATAGTCATAACAAGTATGAGTATAAGTGGGAGTATAAAGTCGGTGGTAATCAAGAATCTGGGGCATGGACTTATGTAATGCCTGGTTTTCTACTTCAAAACGTATCTTGGGATTAAATATGAAAGAAACCAATGTAAATCTAAATGTGCAGGAGATTGGTATTATTCTTTCTGCAATTCAAAATCTAGAAAATATAGACGAAATTCACATTGCCAGAGAATATGGAAGTGCATCGGCACTGTACAATAAACTTTACACAGTCTGGGAGCGAATGGACAGATCGGAAACTGGACTACGGTACGACGTGGTGCCCTCGTTTTGACCTATAATACAAAGGTAATCAAGGGAACACCTCATGCAAATGCCCCAACTGACCAGCAAGGACGGCAACATGATTGTTGACTTCTATCCCGTGAAGACTCCGTTTGGTGATATTTCCGAAACTTGGGTTCTTCGTTCCGTCACCTTTGCTCCGCACGGGCAAGTGTCTAAGAAGTTTCTAAACAAAGTGGAAATGCTTCTTGATATTCGTGAGCGTATGGCATACGGTTATGCTCAAACTGGTGACAACTCAAATCTTCCCCAAATTGGAAATCCCATGGCAGGTGCTTGCTGATGAAAACTTCCTACTGGTTTCTTGCGATCATAGGCATTCTGATGTGGAATGGAATGATGATCAAACGTGATCAAGAGTTATTCAAGGCATATGATAAAGTCTGTGCCGAACTGCCACAACCTCACCCCGATTGCCGTTACGCCAAATGAACAAAGACGACATTAAAGAATTCATCAGAGCATTTATGGATTTCAGTAAACATGCCGAAGTTCAAGAAATGTATCATAATGCCAAGCAAGAATATCTGAGTTATGAACTGCGTAAGAAAGAGTCTAAAATGATCATTGAAAGTGAAATTGAACAAAAAGCAGCGGAGTTAGAGGTGACGGTTGATTATTATATGGAAGAGTTCATGTGATGAATGATCAGACCAAACTGATTTTTGCACTGATGCAGATTGATAATCTTACCTCTCTGATTGAGGGTAATGAATATCAATCTTTTCTGTATTCACACCTGATTTCAATGCAAGTTGAACTTCAACGTCAATTGACAAATCTTACACATTCGACTACAATTAAGAAGTAATTTAAAACAGAAAATGAAGTATCTTTACATCGTTAACTACTGGGTTCCGTTTCCCTCTTCGGAATATGGTGGCACAATCAGTTTAATTGCAGAATCTGATATGGAAGCATTTGAGATTCTTTCCAAATCTGACGATTTTGACGATAGTTATACAGATCGCATCATGGAGCGTGTGGTGAATGCTTACAAGTTCGCTCTGGCAGATGAAGAGAAATCGCGTATTATTGATATCTTCATTACTTGATATATGAAATACGAACCGCAAGTCAACGATTATGTAAAATGGAACAACGGCAAAGGCGTTGAAGGGTGGGTCTATTTTAAGGATAAAGAATATATTACAATTGAAACTTCCGTATGGCAAAAGGACGATGAGAACTATGCCTGCTGTTCACTTCATCGAAATGATCGTGTTCTAGTTTTGTGTTATAGAGATCAATGGAATGAACTTAAGTGTATAAAGACAAGGGAATCCATTTATGAAACCTAAAAATTCATGGCGGTGGTGGGCAAAGGCACTAGGTGAAAAAGCGTCTAAATGTGACAAAGAATCAGATAGAGTTGCAATCATTCGCACTGTGATCTTCGCAACTTATCTGATTACAAACTGTTTCATTGTTGCTGGTGTCATACGGCATTGGAACAAACAAACTCAAATTGAAATTTTTATTGAATCACCTTATGAAGTACCAGGTCATCTACAACAAAAACAAGAAGAAATCCGTATCCAAACAAGTGGCAACGTTTTATAATCTTGAAGACGCAATCTTTTGGGAGAGGCAAATGAAGGAAAGTGGTTGCCTAGATATTGAAGTTGTACCATTGTTCTCATCATGACTTCACAGAATTCAAATGAAATGCCCTCCTTGCCCGAACAAGGACTTAATCTTTCAAAGGCAGTTTTTGATATTATTCAAGAAACGATTAAGGGAAACGATCTACTAGTTGACGATTTTGAAAAGCAAAGACGTTATGATATTTGTCAGGTATGCGAATACTTCTTTGAACCACAGTCCAGGTGTAAGAAATGTGGTTGTTTTATGAAGAAGAAAGTTGAGTTCACCGCATCCAAATGCCCAGTTAATAAGTGGTGAAGAATAAATAAAAATAAAATTCAAAATGAAAACGTTTCAAGAGTTTCAAGAGAGTTATCGTGATCCCTCTGCCAGAGGTGGATTCGATCCAAGATTCGATCGTAAAGGAAAACCAGACCTAGGACGCGGACCAAATCGATGGACAATTCCAGATCGCTCACCAACTCTTGGAATGGACAAAATGGCAAGAACACAATATAATGCAAAAAAATCTAGCACACCAGCAGTAAATGTAGGAGAAGCAAAAGGTGACGGTGCATCGCCTTATGAAGTCTACAAACCAAAACCAACACCAACCAATACTACACCACCACCTGCCGACTTCAGAGATAAGTATCTTCCAAAGCAAACCAAACAGGCACAGTTAGTTCCACCAAAAACAAATGCTCCCGTTGATCTCAGAGGTCCTGGTGAAAAGTTACGTGCTCTTCAAATCTTAAGAAAGCAACAAGGTTAGTTGCGAACATAGAACCACCAATATCCTTTCCAAGTATATTTTCCAGGATTCTTTAAACTTCTAAGAATTCCTTGCTTATCTGTTGCCTTATATTCTCTCAATGCGGCACTTATACTCTCATACCGAACTTCAATCTGTTCGGTTTTTTTATTGACTCCAAATACTGCTCTTTTCTGATCTTTCTCTTCTATAATTTGCCACTTATGTCCATATGCAGTTCTACCTGTACGTGCGGCAAGTATAATGTTTGAATTGTTAATTGATTTACCAGTGACTTGTTCTGCTGCTACTCTTGCACTTTCATAGTCGGTACAGATTCCAGTCTTTAGATTCTTACCACGTATCTTAAATCCAAAGTGTTTACCATTCCCACGATTCTCTTCATTCCATTGAATTAGGTGTGGTGATGTTTTATATGAGCGTGGTTTCTTTTCCTCTTGTTTTATCTCTTTAACTTCAACTGGTTTTATTATTGTTTCAATTACATTGTATTCTGGTTGATACTTCTCTATCCAATAGTTTGTTTTATTATAGAATTCAGATTCATCACATTCATCTAGTTCTCTGATCATAAAGTTGTGTATACCATACTCTCTGAATGCTTTATGTAATGGTTCAGAGGACATTCTTTTAGATTTCTCTATGTGTTGTACCCATTCCTTGTTCATTGCAAGTGTGGTGTTTCCTATGTACTTGTGTTCATTCTGTTTGTTGAGAATAAGGTAGATAATTCCTCTTTTCATGGTGTATTGTATAGTGTTGTAATTATATGTATTGCATGGTATGGTGAATATATTTTATGGTATGAGATATTTGAAGGTTTATGTTACTGGCGATACTTTTAGGGTATTATTGGTAGAAATACTTAATTGTTTTGTATAATGGTAGTGTTATATAATTATAAATGTCTTTTAATATTCTTTAATACTTATAAATGCCTTCATGTCTTTATAAATGCTCTTTAATACTCATAAATGCTCTTTAATACTCATAAATGCCTTCTAGTGCTCTTTAATACTCATAAATGCCTTCTAGTGCTCTTTAATACTCATAAATGCCTTCTAGTGCTCTTTA